GTTAAATTGTGTCGCTTGTCGTGAAACATTCACCATGTTGCCTATCACTTGAGTTAACAGTCGATATTGGTCATTGCACTGAGAGCCGCAGAGTTCCTGAGCGCTGGAACTTTTGGCTTCTTGACGGTTGAGGTTTTCCCTTTTACAGTGGTGGTGTTGTCATTTAACCACTGAGTTGCGGAGGCAGCAATTACGTCGTACTCGTGAAGTACTTCGTCATAGTTGATGCCATAAACTTTAAGACAATGTCCGTCAAGGACACTACGGGGCAAGCCGCAGGCGTCTCGTGTGCGCTGAACCAACTGTTCAACAGTAAGTCCGTACGCTTGCGCTGATTGGTTGCGCGCATCCAGATGTGGTTTGTCCGACATTGATTCGGAAGCTTGTGTGAGACGTTCAGCCAATTGGGGGGCGTGCCTATGTTCGTACGCAGCTGACAAGTACTTGCCAGCCATGTAATCGCGATCATTGATCGCGGTGTTGAAATTACCGCGAACGTTGATCTTTGCCAAAACACGCCCATATTGGGGGACGGACATGTGTCCATTGGGGCCAAGCACCCGGCGTTTTCGAAGGAATGTTGCCTGCTCCAAATCTTCATGGAGGACAGGTTTCGCGATCATTCCCGAGTCACCGACTACTTTTTGGATCACCTCAGCAGCGCAATCTACAGGCTGCTGTTTGGTGATTGTCAATCCGTCGTCACCGTATACTACTGAAACCGACTCAGTCACCCCAACTTCGGGGAGATAAGAGAGGATATGGCAAGCATTGGTGTGGCCGTTACCGGGTGTAGTGGGAACTTCCCCACTCCACCGCTGGCCCTCAATGGTCGCGCTGATTCCGAACCGAGTCCATACGTTGACGGACTTGTGTTTCACGAATTCTCTTACCCACCAGTCGGTGGCACCATGTTTCTTGTAGTACATAGCTTCATACTTCCTCATCCACGTCGTTTGCGTGGAATCGTTCCTCGAAAGATCATTTTCGAGTGCTCGCCCGGGAGCCCTGTCGTATACGGCACTAACCTCGTGGTCGTCCATGCCACATGCATAGATGATCACGTTACCCGTGTTGAGGGGGTTAGTTGCAGACAGTTCTTCCTTGATGCGTTTCGTCAGCACGAACATCTGTACTCCAAACAGGAGATTGTAGATGTCAGTGCCTTGGTAAATGACGCGGGGGGCCGCGCCGTGTTCCTTGACGAGCACTTCAGTTTTCGCAAACACCATTTTTGCGTTGTACATGTCGATGTCGAAATCTTGTTCTTTCCAAACAGCATTGAGTTTTGCTGCTTTTGCGACAGAGCACTGGCGAATGTAATCGCGCACGTCGTCTTCAGTGATCTTGATTTCGTCACGTTTATGGATCTTAGCCATGAGGCGCTTATGGCCAGTGATGAACGCCTGTGACTCCCTATCATTCTGGGGTTTGTCATCACAGCGTTTTTTCATCCCCTGGAGAGTTGCAGCGCCACCATTCTTTACCACGGTGATATCAACGCCATCAGCTAGGATTCCCCTCTGGACAGAATTATAAATCTGCGGGACATCCGTGTTTGAGATGACGTTGAATTTTGGCTTGATGTTTACGAACTCGGTCTCGTGAGTGTACTGCGTGGGGCCATCTTGTTCGAGGCCACCAATAGGTACATGAGCTTTGCTATAAAGCTTTGGTTTTTTCTTGTTGTTGTTGTTTTGGTCTTTCATTCTGT